TAACCGCCGCTTAAAATCGTCGGAAGCATCTCTTCCAGAACTACCCACATCTCATCAGGAGTAACAAGTGTCGGGTCCGGCAAATCCCCATACGTATCAACAGTACGCTCCTCTACCCCAACAATATTGTTGAGATTCACAGCGAACAACTGCGTATCAGCAGTCACTCCACGCATCCCATCAACCAACCCGAGCTGCTGAATAAACTCAGTCTGGTCTAAGAATTTTGCTTTCTGTGTTTCGTTAAGTGCCATACCTACCCTACATATGCTTATTGCCCTGCGAATCCATAAGAGTCGCACGCAAATGTTTAACAACGGCTTTAGCAATAGCCTTAGCCAGTTTCAGCCGATACTTGGCGACATCTTTTCCGCCACCGCCCATCTCCTTATTCAGGGCATCGTTTATCTCCGCAGCAAGCTGCGCTTCGTTCATCGGCATTAGTTACTACATCCTACTTTAGAAGAACCTTCAGGATGAGGCGACCCCGTGTACGGACAGATACTCTGCGTCGTAACAACATTTCCGTACGGCCCTCCACCGCCATCCCAAGTGAAATCATTTGCAACGGCAACAAAAGAACCATCAGCCTCAACCCTGAAATCTCCGCCAACGCGGATTGTCAAGCTTCCATCAATATCAACAACACTGTCCCCGGAGGCTGCTATGGACAGCAAATCCTCTATCATGACTTTCAACGCTCCCCCGATATGCACAGAAGCGTCCTCAGACACTACAGAATAGCTTGAGAGCGACTTTTGTACAACTTTCCCATCAGGGTGTATCTCAAAAAAAGTCCCTGTAGGATGGAATACGTGGAACCTGGGGCCATCCTCATTACTCTCATCTATCTCTACGATTAGTCCTGACGGGAACTTTATGGAGCGCACCTTGGGATATACTCCCTGATACGGGTTCTCCGGCTCATCTACTTTCCCGGTATTCCCCGGATTTATGCTATCACTTCCCTTAACCCCGCTCATCGCGCTATCTTCTTCCCCGATTACGCGAGAATGGTACTTGTACAGCGCATCATCCCCTTTACCAAACCATACTCCGGAGTAAAGAGGTCTCTCGACATTCCCGGCTTCAAATTCAATATAAACTACAGTATCAATAGCCGGAACCCCAAAAAAATCTATGGGGAAGCAGGGGTACGCCCAAGGAAGCAACTCCTCTCCCATAATAGAGGGGACCTGTGCCCTGATACGTCCTAACTGCTCCGGGTCCTCAACTTCACGCACAATACCCCGGTATTTCCCCAGGTATTCGCGGTCTTTGTAAGGAATTCCTTCGCTCATGCTACCAGCACCTCTCCAGCACTTCCGCTGCTGCTTAATGTGTCATCTTTATTCATTCCGGTCTCGGCATTCGTACGCTTCTTCTCAGCTTCCGTCGCACTCGCTGTCCAAGTCCGAGTTACGTCAAAATATATCTTATACCCGCCACCGACATAATCGTGCACCACTTTGGTCATAAGGTATTCCCCGCTCCATCTTCCAATTCCGAGCAGGTTTATCGTATCGCCGGCATTAAGATTCTGCAAACCTATACAAGCTCCGGTTCCGCTTAGTATCCATCTGGATACTTTTGCGCGAGCATCAACATAAGCTTGATAACGTTCTTTTGTCTGACTATGTCCCTGATTTACAAGGAACCCATATGGGCTCTGCTGATTAACCTGCATCAGCTTATCCCACATATCGACATTATCAAATTTTGATGATGTCGTTTCAGATATCTCATCTTGAAGGTCACTCCCTTCCACCTGAAAATATTCATGAGTAATCGGGTCCATCTGAGATGCAGCATACTGTTTTGCACGATAATCACGAAGAGTATCGACAGAAAATCCTGAAAGTGTTGACTGCTCCCCTTGACGATAACGAAGATTAACTTCTGAAAATGTGTACTTCGGCGCATGGAAATGAAGTGTACTAAATTTAACATACACGACATAACCGTAAAGACGGGCGCGCTTAATGAGAAAGTTCATATCACTTTCGTTAGCCTGAGTAATCTGATTAAACTGCTCATCAGTCTCATCTATAACTGCTTCGAATCCATATGAATCCGCTATCTCCTGAGCTATGTCGCTATCTTTCATGTCATTCCATATGCGACGTTTCTCCGGAAAACTCAGTAAAACTTCTTCGCCCCACCCTTCAATAATTACTTGAGGCTTCTCGCTAAATATCATCTTTGCAGGTCGAGTATAAAATGTCCCGACTTTTGATTCAATTCCGGCTTCTGGATATCCGACATATACTTTGAGCTTTTTATCGGCATCCCACAGCGGTTCGTTCGTGAAGCGCCCATCTTCATTATTAAATACAACACGTGCAATAGGAATCTTATCACACGTATCTTCAACGTAGACACTTTCAATAAATTCGGTGTAGTGATGCTTCTCCATATCCTGTCCCTCGAGTTCAACAATGAACTGCGGGTTAGCTCGAGAAGGAGGCTGGTTTACTCCTGACTTCTTCTCAGGCGATTGGGCAGCATCAGTCGAAATTCTCGACTGCTGAGTAGTGGGGATAGATTCCCCGGTATACTCTATACTACATACTTCATACTGTTCGTCTACCAATTTTTGCAAACTCCTGCTGTTCTGGAATATAGATTTCTCCCTCCCCCATCTCGAGGGGAAAAAGAACCTCGTTTATATCGGCAATAAGCCACCACTTACGCTCATCTTTTCCATGCGAATGGGCTACCATGTCAATCATATCGCGTTCCCGGACAAACCGCACCTTCAACGGAGTAGAGATATCTGTACGCTTGACTGGAGTGCGTGAGTGTATAAACACTTTGACTGAACCATCAAGATGCTTAACACTCGTATACTTCAATCCGCGATATCTGCTATTTCCATATACCGGCATATAAAATCCTTAAATCGGTGATTCCAGGAACTCTTTAAGTTCTATATCTACATTAGCTCTCTTTATTATCCACGGGTTGTATGACCGCTGAACAAGAGGCGTTATATCAACTTTTGTAATAACACATGTGAACAGCTTCGGAGAACGGTGATGCTTCAGCCCATTGAATACTAAAATGGGCGGAGAATCCCATAATCCCGGTATAGTCATCGAACGCATGCGCAACCATTCGATACTTCCCTGCGTAGGTCTCATTCCACGAGTACTATTCGACGTTCCGCCGCGAACATGCCTGTCACCACGGCTTCCAAGCGCGTGAACACTCTTTTCAGGCGATACGTTATAACGAACTCCGTGAGTAAGAACATTCGGACCACGCCATCCGGCACGACCTGAAGCTTCCGGCATATTATCGCCAAGCGAAAAGTCATCAAAAAACAACGTCATCGTAACAATACGCTGACCGGTTCCGTCATACTGCGGACGAACACCTTCCCACTCACTTACTTCTTCCTCTTCATATTTAGTCTGGCGGGTATCGCTCCAAGTAGTCGGGTTATAGTGGAACAGCATTAAATCAGACGGGTCATCACGCTGGAATAACGCCATCTTATACGTATTGGCATTTAACGGTCTCGTCTTCTGCTCATCGTCTGCGCCGAACTTTTTCGGCATCGTAGCTTTACGAGGATAATCAGCCATTATTTCCAACTCCCAACACCAGGCGGTTTCCTATCACCTTCGGTATGTCTGCGAAGAAGGTCCTCACCCGAATACTGAAGAACAGTTTCATATATCTTACGTCCGTCAAGATTCAAAACAACAGGTATAACTACAGTCGGCATTGTAGAAGCTCCGCCTCCTGAAGCTGCGGCGGCTGCGGCGGCTGCTCCTCCTCCGCCTCCTCGCCCTACAGACATGTCATTATCAATACCGATACTCGCTACTGCGCTGGAGTCCCCGAGTCCTGATATCGGCGCCACGATATTTCCAGCAACAATATTCATTGACATATTAGCTGACATATCGCCACCACCTCCGAATATCGAACTGATTATCTTTCCAATCAATCCGAATATCCCGAATATGGATGTCAAAACTTTCAAAAATACTTTGAACAAATCAGTAACAATCTTCACTCCCTCGATAAGCTCAGGGAATAATGAATTTCCAAATAATAAATCGTATATCCACTTAAAAACTTTATACGCTAAGTATAGCGGAGCTAAAAATGGAAAAAACAAGAAGGCAACCTTTTTCAACGCCCAGCTAAGTTTTTCAAAAAGTCCGAGCAACCACTTAAATCCGGCAACTATCCATCCGAATAATATTTTTCCGAACCACAGTAAGAATTTACCAGCATACCATATAGCAGCTCCTACTATAAACAGTATCCCGGCTATAAGCAATATTATCGGAGCAAGCCCACTCGCCCACATAGCGGTAGCAAAATTCCACGTAGCAACTACGGCACTCCATACCATAGGAACGAGAGCTATCAATCCAGAGATAGCTGCTGCTATCGCTTTTGCCGCTAACCCTATAAGATTAAACTTCAAAATAGCAACAGCAGCTATGAGAGCAACAATCGGTTTAGCGAGTACTTCGAATGCTTTTATCAACCCCTTTGTCGGCTTCAAAAAATCTTTGGCTGCATCTATCCACTCATTAAATTTATCCACGGCGGGAGATACAAAATCTACTAAATCATTCCATAAATCGACAAACGGTGTCATCATATCAATCAGAACATTTATTATCCCCATAATCAATAGATTAAGAAGCTTAATAAGTATCCTGATAATATATACTGCTGCGACTATCGGGAAAAACAGTGCTCCGAGGAATACTCCGGCAACGATAGCGACAGCCTTAAACACTTGAGCAAGTATTGATACGAGCGACCTGAACATATGCACTAGTTTCTGAACAGCTAATCCAATGGTGCGCATCAAATCAAAAAACGGCTCCAGTACAACTTTTATCAGTCCCCATGCTTTATAAAATACGTACCCCAAGAACGCTACGGCAGCGGCTATCCCTAAAACTATCCAAGTTACAGGATTAGTAAGTAATGCCCACGTAAACTTCAGTACGGCTGCGGTAGCTCCCCATAAAGCAATAATCATTTTCTTAATAGCTACGCCCGCAGCAAATAACTGTGCTTTTCCAAACGCTATTGTCGCTGCTTCTCCAGCCACTAACCCCGGTATGTATTTGTTCCATATCAATAAAACGTTATTCCACTGCGCTGCCCACCACGCTTTTGACGCTACGGTATTCATCACTGTAGCAGTAAACAATCCCCAGTATTTAGCAATCAATGCTTGAGTAGAAAGTATGTGATACAGTAATGGAGTAATAAGAATCCAGAAAGCTAATGCTAACGCTCCTATGGCAGCTAAAACCCCGCCCTTTCCGAGTACTCTCATTAAAGACTGTGTCCACGATATTACTTGCTTTACAGCTCTAATGACTAGCTTAATAGCTGCAACGGCGGCAGTTATTGGGAAGAATATTACGGCAATCGCTTTCTGAAAATCAGTACTGTTCCCACTAACTACGTCGAGAATAGAATTCAATATTTTAATAGAAGCAATTAAAGCGAACACTACTCCGACTACCGATGCTATCGCAGCCCCCGCAAACCCGAACACCTGAGACAGTTTTGATAAAACTGCTGACCCTATCCTCCCCTGGGCAATCCAGTTCTGAGTAAAAGTCCCGAGCTTTCCGATATACTTTGTTACAAACGCAGTAACCTTACCCCACTGCTTTAACACTTTATTCCAAATACTCTGCCACCATACTACGGACATAATATTTGCTTTTAGTATAATGAGCTGCCCCCACAAATACTTAACTCCCTTTGAAGCTGCCGACCATGCTACTTTCCCGAAGGCAAGCATCTTTGCTCCAGCCCACTTAAGCAGATTTCCAAGTTCAGTAACAGCCTTCCCCTGCATTACCCATACTTTCCAGGTCATCCTCAGTTGCTTAGTAAACGCTGCATATACCGTGCCCATCTTCTCAGTAGTACGGACTAACAGTTTCTTAGCTAATGTCAATATTCCCATTTTATTAGCCATCATTGCAGCAGCCCAGCTTCCGCGATTCACAGCGCTCGCCCACTTAATAAGAAGTACTCTGGAAAGCATAAACAGCGTCAGTAGGGCAGATAACCCCGCCATTACTATTGTAATAACAGTTACTAACCCTGCGGTAAGTCCTACGAGCATCCATATGGGACGAGGAATCATAAGAAGTGCGGCAAAAAATGCTATGAAAACATTTATGACAGCTCTCAGCGGAGGAAGTAATGCGGAACCAACGATAATCGCAAGGTTCTTAATAGACCCTATTAAAATCATAATTTTAGCGTGTACTGACGTAGCTGTAATTGCATACTGCTCATTAAGTTCGGTCCCCTGGCGAAATGCGTTATTAGCAACGCCGACCTGCTTTTCAATATCGCGAACACGAGCAGTCAAACCCATGAATACACGAATAGCACGAGCAGCGTTCAGACCGAGTACCTCAATCGCAGGAGCAACTTCGCTCCTACTCAAGTTACCGAGTCGAGTCAACACTCTGACAAGAATTTCCATCGGTCGTGTCTGGAGCATTGTCGAATATACTTCCTGAGTTACTCCGATAAAATCTGCAAATGCTTTTTGGCGCTTGGACATCATCGTCATAAATTTAATCATCTGTGTAGCAGCAACGGTCGGCTGTTCACCGAGGTCCCTGATTACACCGGCAAGACCGATGACTTCAGGAGCAGTGAATCCCATCTGACGAGCCATACCACCCATCCTCATTGTGGTCTTAGCGAGGATGTCAGCAGTAGCAGTCGTAGTCGTCGCTACCTTAACCATAGCAGACGCAACTTTATCAGCATTCTTCGTCAGGTCCATCCCGAATACTTTTGAGATACGACCAATAGCGATAGCAGATTCAGCTTCAGACATCACTGTCGTTTTAGACAGCTTCGCGGCAGTAAGAGCACCTTGTTTCAATGCGTCCATTCCACGGACACCGAGACGAGCAAGTTCAACAGCAGTGTTTCCAAGTTCTGCTGCGGACATCGGTAAGGTAGCTGACATCTCAAGATACGCTTTAGACAGCGAGTTAATATCAGAGACGTGCATCCGGGTAATTCGGCGAAGGTCAGTCATTATGCGTTCCATCTCGATTGCTTCGCTAACGACCTTTCCCAATCCAACGGCAAGACCTGCCGCTGCGACAGACGCTACGGCAGAGACGGCTGTCGATAAACCCATTACGGCAGACTGTGCTTTAAGCGCGCTGACAGCAGTCATGCCGAGATATTTATTGGTGCGCAGGATATTCTCCAAACCTTTCGGTTTTTCAGCGAATACCCGAATGCCCATTCCAATTAAACCACGTACTGCCATTAGTTATCT